GCGCGCTGTACTCTCCGGAGAGGAGCATCTTGCCAGGTACCATCATCGGGTCGAGCACGCCGTAGGTCTCGCACATCCGGCTGTCCCGGAAGTCCGGCTGGACAGTGCACTCCACGATCAGGGCGTTGGTGTAGGCGGACGTGTCGAATATCTCCGTCGTGGTGCCGTTCACCAGCTTCCGCCGGGTGTACTTCTTGATGAGCTGGGAATTTTCTCCCTGCGGGATCGTCTTGATTTCAAAAGGCACGGGCTTCCCGTCCTCGCCGATGAAACGCTTTGAAATCTCTACCTTTTTGCTCTCTTCCACCGCGATCGGGTGAAGAAAAGCCTCTAATACTCCCATGTGATTCAGTCCTCCTTGATGGTGTGACCGTGACAAAAGTGACAGACAGGACGGCTTTTTCTACGCGCGTATACGCGCAGGCACACGCACGCGCCTCGCGCGCGCATATATGCCTAATATCTCTAATCTGATTACTCTAATAGAAAAGCTGTCACAGCTGTCACTGTCACGGGTAAAGGGTCTTTTCCGGTCAGCCGCCCAGCTGCTCCGGGTCGTGGAACGCACGCAGGACTGCGACGTCGGTGAAGGAAAAGCCAACCTCTTCCTCCAGCCACTCAACATCCGCATCAAGCATCGCGATCGGGACCTTGGAGAGCTTGCAGTTGTAAAGCACGACGATCTGGGCGCCCACAGAGGTGCTCGGGTCGTCGTTGACGATCTGCAGGGAGAAATAGGGCAGGCGGCCCGTCTTCCGGTACTCCTGCAGCATGTCGAGGAAGTACGGCGTGCCGTAGTAGATCGTCATGGTGCCGGTCTGCGTCACGCCGGTGGTCTTCTTCTGGACCAGGGTCGTGCCGATGACTTTGAAATCGGATTCCTGGAACTCCGCGTCCGCCTGGATCTTTTTGGCGCCGAAGAGCTCGTGGTTCCGTCCGTCTTTTGTGAGGATCGCCTTCCCGGACTTACCGTTGAGGGCGTCCCGCTCAAGAAGAAAGCTCATACGTCATCTCCTTTCTCATGCCGCGACCAGCGCCGTGACACTGACGGTGACGGACATGTAGATCTTCTCGATGCTGTCGACCGGCTGGATCGCAACGTTAATGAGAACGGAGTCGATGCTGTCGCCCGGCAGCACCTCGACATCGTCCGCCACGAAGTTCTGGATCCCGCTGTTGGCCTGCATCTCGGTGAGGTATCCTACCAGCCAGCCGCGGAGCAGGCTCCGTCCGGTGTCGTCGTTGTTGACCTTGCCGATGTAGTAGTTCGCGAAATGCTCATACGTGTCGTTGCAGAGCTGCATGATCACGCGCATCACACGGTTCTTCTGGAACTCCGCGCCCTCGGTCGGGGTGACCGTGGTCTTGGAGTTGATGTCGCTGCAGACCTTTACGATGCCGAAGTCGTCGATGAAACAGATCTGTCCGGCAGCGATGGCCGCGGCCGCCTGGTCGTCCGTCAGCTTCGGGTTCGCTTCGACCGCGGTCGGGTACTGCGCATAGGTCAGGCTCTGATAGTACAGGGCGCCGGCCTCGGCTCCTGCGAGCCACCAGACGACCTGCTGCGCGTTCAGGGCAGACCCGTCTGCCAGCTTGACGCCGTTGAGCGCAGAGATGACATACTTGGTATTCTGTCCCGGGAAGTTGCCGATCACGAGCTGGCACTTCCTGCCGACAGCCTCGTTCATACGCTTGATAAATGCCACGTACGCGTCGATCACGGTGGTGGTGCTGCCGTCATACGCGAGGATGTCGAAGCGGTACGGCTCGATCGCGGTCAGGAAAGCCGCGTCGTCCGCGACTGCGACAGTCGGATCGGTTCCGCCGGTCAGCGCGGTCCCTGCGGTCGCGGAGAGCCCGGAGCCGCTGAAAGTGACCCATGCGTTGGCAGACAGGTCCGCCACGGCGCTCACGTGCTGGGTGTCGACCACGCCACCGTCCACGACGGTCTGGACGTCGAAGTAGCCTTCCTCGTCCGGGTCCGCGATGACCGCGATCGTGATGTCGTTGCCGCGGGCGCCTTCATAGAGGGCCGTAGCGGTCAGGTTCCCGGCCGTGGCAGACGCCTTGACGCCGCCCGTGCCGGCGTAACGGTACAGGTAGATCTTGCTCGGTCCGGCGGTCACGTCGCTGCCGCGCATCATCTCGCGCAGGAACTGGCCCTGCGCGCTGCCGATGCTGTAGCCGATGTTCGGCGTCACGTCCTGCCCGGGAGTGATCACCTGGACAGCGCCCAGCGGGCCCCAGGACAGCGCCTTGGCGATCGCCACGACGCCCTTGCTGCCCACGTTGGCCGCGACTGCCGGCTGGCTCTTGACGTTGATGTAAACGCCGGGAAGCTTTTTATTCTGGGAAACCCAGGTTCCTCCAGCCATAGTCTTAAACTCCTTTCTCGAGTGCGGCCTCGATGGCCGCCTTAGCCTCTGCGATGCTGTACTCCGGTTTCGTCAGGATGACCCGGACGAAGTCCTGCTGATAGCCCGCGAGAGCCTTGGATCTGATAAGCCACTCCGTCACATAGCGGACATCGTGGTCAGTCTTTGATTTGGACATCTGTCTCCTCCGTCTGCATAGGGATATGCTCCACCGGCTTCGCCACTCTCTGCGAGATCCTCAGCCTGTAGTGCAGCTCCTGGTCCTCGATGCTGTAATCGCGCTCGTGGGTGTGCAGCGGGACTGGATCCTCGTCGGATCCGTCCGAATACGGCACGACATCGAGCAGCTCGTCCAGCGTCTCGGCGACGCTGTAGAGCGCTGCGTTCGCGTCAGGCGTGTTACGTTCCTGCACGTAGACGATGTCGAGCGCGATGTTGCGCATGTCACGCGCGGACAGCTGGTCACGGATATCCGACGGGCGGAGGAAGACGTAAAAGCACGGGTAGCCGGATTTCTGCTGTGTCGGGCTGTCGTGGACCGGAGTGCCGGGGAAAGCCGTTGCCAGCTGAGCCGCGACGCTCTGGATCAGGTATTCGATCGAATAGATCATGACAGTGCCCTCCTCACTTCTATGGCGAGCATCCGCTTGACCTCGCTCTTATACTTCTCCTTCGCCTTGTCGACCATGTAGCGGCCGGGGACATAGCCCGTGTGGACGCCGACCATGAGCCCGCCGTCTCCGGCAGGCTTTCCGACCAGCTGTCCGCCCTCCACCGCGAGGTGGGACGTGAAGTGCCTGTCCATCCGGTGCCCCTGATCGACATAGCTCGCATACTGCATCGTGTTGTTGAGCTCCGTCTTTCCGTGGACCGCCCTGGTAACGCTGTCGAGCTGCCAGCGCTGCGCCAGGTCGTCTGCCCTTGCGTTAACTCCGGCGATAGCCGCGCCGCCGTTCGGCGGGGTCGCTTCCGTCGCGGTGTCGACCGCCGCGATCGTAGCCGCTTCCGCCACCTTGTTGATGATCCTCGGGACGTCCGCCTGCGCTTTCTTAAGCTCCGCGAGCCTCCTCTGGATGTCTGCACCGAAAGTCGCCATGACCGCACCTCACACCACGTTGTCCGCGTGGATCCCGACCTCCATGTGCTCGAGGCCGGTCGCCGCCACGCCCACGGGGTCGAAGTAAAGCACCGGCTGGGAAGCGATGTACCGGACAGGCTTGGTCTGCCTGCCCAGCGCTCCGCCGCGCGTCACGAGGAGCTCGTCGCCCGCCTGGATGTCTGCGTCGACTGCGCAGGCGAGCTTTTCGTCCCCATAGACCGCCGAGGCGGCCTGCCTGAGGTTGAGGTTGTTCTTCTGCGGAGAGTAGACGCGGCAGGGCACAGCAGACGCCACCAGGACGCGCTCAGGACGCACCAGGGCGCCGTCAGAACCGTTTTCCACGCGGTACACGTCCATCAGGTCCGTGAACCATCCGGAAAGCTGATACATTCCCCCACCTCCTTCAGATCGCGTACATGCCGGCGATGCCGATCATGCGCGCCATCGTGGCGAGCTGGGAGCCGTAGCGGGTGAGGTTCCACGCGCCCCACTTCTCGGTGCCCGCGTTGGTGGCCGCGTTGTCGTAGCTGAGCGACGTGTCGCCCAGCGTCGCAGTCTTGACCGTGCCGACGTTGGCGCTGTTGCCCGCAGTAGCGGCAGGCGTGGAGCCGTCCGCGTAGGTCTGCAGGCGGAGCGCCGCGAGGTGGGCCGTGAACAGCCCGGCAGCCATCCGCCAGTCCGGTCCCCAGCGGGACGGGATGACGGACGCGTTGGCGCTGTCCACAAAACGCTGCAGGATCGCTTCCGGCAGCATCGGCGTGTAGTCGCCCTCGCCGGTGCAGGTGTCAGTCTCACGCGTGAAGAACTCCGGGAAGTCCTCCCGGAACTGCTCCAGCGTGTAATCCCCGGCCTCTCCCGGCCCGGGGATGTTTGCGGCCGTCCGGCGGACTCCCGCGAAGAGCGGGACCATCGGATTTGCCGGT